CAATCCTTGAACTACAAGAGTGCCTACAAGAGCAATACAAAGAGGGACACCTGACGAAAGTTAGCATCCTATGGGAACTACAAAGGGAACGAGCAGAGAGGCTCAAGCATGGAAATTATTACACCCAGCCACATAGTCGAGGAACTACAAAGGCTGACCAAGGAGATGGACAAGGGAGCTAATGCTCTCTACGATGCCGAGTGCAAGCTGGCAGACGCAGATTCCGTAAATCCATTTTCTTACTTCAGGCTTTAGGTCAAGCATTTTCTTTTTCCTCATCTGTTGGTTTGTAAAGTTTCACATCTTCAAAGGTAGCACTAGCTGTGTAGGCCGTAAGGATTATAGAGATTAGCGCGACTCCACCGATGACCATCTGGACACTGACCTGACGATCATAGACAAAGGTGAGCATCCCAAAGGCAATCATCACCACGCCAACTCGGTAAGAGCCAAAGATTAGCTTGCGCCGAAAGTTCCATGATGGGCCTGAGCTGTTGGTCTGTTCATCTTTGAGTAGAAATACTGAGTCGAGCCAGTTCATGTTGGGTTCCTTCGCTTGAGCGTAGGTATGTCTATTTTACTGCCTTGATTTTATGCCAGCTAGGTTAGGATTCAAGCCCTGTAAGCCTCGTAAAAGCCTTTTAATTCTGTCGGGATAGTGATTCCCCTGTTTAGGCTCTTATGCCCTGTATAAGCCGTATAGGGCTGTTTAGCCTAGTTTCGACCAAGTTAGGGCACCAACAACGCCGTCTGCCAGTAGCTTGTGCTTACGCTGAAAGGCCACCACAGCCTTATGAGTCAAAGGCCCGAATGGGCCAGGGGGATTGACTCCAAGTTTAGCTTGCAGGTAAGCAACATCTGGGCTGGCTGGCTGGCCTTGTCTAAGTAGTTTGCCAGGGTAAGGTCTTGATCCTGTTACTGGCTTTGCTGGCTTGGCAGGTGCAGCAGGTTTAGCAGGTGCAACACCTTGCTCTGCGAGCAGCTTTTCAAAGTCAAGGTTGCCAGCTCCCATTGTTGGCTTGCCACCGAATCGAACCGATAGATGAAGGTGTGGGCCATAGCCGTTCTCTTTGCCAAGACCCGATCCACCGGTAAGCCCGATAATCTGACCCTGTTTGACTTGCTGACCTGCGACAACATCAATGCGCGATAGGTGCAGGTAGTCTGCGTTATGACCTGATGGAAAGCTCTGGAATATCATCCGACCACCTGAGCCAGTAAAGGTTGGGATAACGCCAGTAATCGTTCCGTCAGCTATTGCCTTGACAGGTGTGCCAGTTGGGACTCCGTAGTCTGTGCCAGGGTTTCTTGAAGGGTTTACTTTCCTGTTTCGATGTCCGTCAAAGCTGTCGGTTATTCTGCCCTCGACTGCTCGAATCCATGTTGCCATTATTTACCTAGCGTTGCAAAGATAAGACCGATAATGGCGATTGCTGATCCTGTTAGACCTGTGTAGGCGATGCGCTCAATCCAAGCAAGTCTGGCAAGGGTAAGTTCTACTTCTCTGATTCGGTCAGGTACATCGTCAAGGTGATCTAGTTTCTGTAATACCTTGACCAGAATCTCACCATGCTCAAGTTGCTTTTTGTAAATGTCAGCTTGCGTAATGCGTACTGAGGTTGTTTCCTCAGCCATTATGCTTCAATCTCAGGAGCTACCCATTGGCAAGTTTGTTCATCAAGTGTGTAAGACTCATCTGGCTTCGGTGGAATAAAAGCATCAAGGGCTTCATCGTAGGTGTAACCCAAGCCAGCGTAGTTCTTACGGAAAGCCTTGGACTGGTCAGCAGCAGGTTCTCTAGTTATTGGGTCTAAGTAAACGCCGCCAATAGTGTTGTATGAAGTCTGCTTATAGGTGTCGCCAGTCCGAGCAGATAGCTCAGCCTCTTTGCCGTCATCCTCTTGTCTGCCGACAGTAACAAAGGTTACGATGTTGTTTTGATCTAGTTTTGCAAAATGACTCATGCGAAAGTTACCGTTTCACTCGTAGTTGATGTGGCTGTTACAACATAAACTTGTCTGCCGCTTACAGTGCTATTAGTTTGCGTTACTCCACCAGAGAAGGTAACGCTTGTGCCTGTTGGAACTGAGAAAATAACAACACCAGAACCACCTGCGCCTGAAGTTCCAGTTTCACCACCACCGCCACCGCCACCAGTATTAGCTGTTCCGCTTCCAGCAGTTGCGTTGTCAATAGAACCAGCACCACCACCGCCAGCTCCACCAGCTCCACCTGAACCACCAGTTCCACCACCACCGCCACCACCAGCACGAGTGACAGCAGAACCTGTAATTGATGAAGCTAAACCAGTACCACCAGCAGTCCCAGTTGAGCCTGTAACTGTTACGCCTGTTGCGCCAGCTCCACCACCACCAGCACCACCCTGAAATGAACCAGAGCCATTGCCACCGCTGAATCCTTGTTGTGGAACAGGATCTCCCTCATTAGAACTAGAGAGAGAACCACCGCCACCAGAACCAGCTAGTAAACCTCTAGGTGTGGTTCCAAATGTGACTCCCCAACCGCCACCAACACATACAATGTTGGCAAAAACTGAGGGAGAACCAACTGCACCAATCGAGTTATCTGTTGGTGTTCCAGCTCCACCACCACCAACAGTAATTGGGTATGTTCCAGCGACAAGGGGCATCGGTAGCTCGGCAACCGAAGAACCACCACTTAGCGCACCAGAAACATTTGTGCGATAACCACCAGCACCACCACCGCCAGCAGCACCAACCGCATCTCGCAGAGAACCACCACCGCCACCAGCAATAACTAAGTACTCGACAGTTGCGGCTTCAGTAGTCAAGGGAACAAATGAGCTGCCGTCAAAAAATTCAAAGCTATCTGAGTCAGCTAGGTAGGTCAACATTCCCTCGGTAGCTGTCCCGATTGCCGAGCCTCTAGCTGCTGTTCCAGCAAAGGTCATAACGGCCTGATCTTGCAAATATTCCTGAACATCCGCAGCGGCCAAAACTTCGCCTGCTGTAAATACTTTTCTTGGCATTGTTTTCCTTAGTCTTTATCTATTTGCAAGTCTTTATAGTGAAACAAACGAGCTGCCATTCCAATACTCGAAAGTATTTGAATCAGCTAGGTAGGTCAACATACCCTCAACAGGTGCAGGAATAGCTGACCCTCTGGCAGCAGTTCCAGCAAATGTTTGAACCATCTGATCCATCAAAAATGAGTTGACATCTGAGGCCGATAAGACCTCACCAGCGTCAAATACTTTTCTGGGCATTGTTTTCCTTGTTTGTCTTAGTCAAAGTTTAGCAGTTAGAAACTCAGGCGGTCATCGTCAAGCACACCGAATATAGCGTCATCAAGTACGAACAGGCCAAAGTCCAAACGCTCAAGGGATAGGTTTATGCGCTTCTCATTGTTTTGCCAATCGTGGCTGATACCGATTACTCGAACATACTGGTCAATGGCAGGTGGGATACCCGAAGGGGTAAACCTAACCTGCACAATTTTGCCAATCTCTAGGTCTAGCAACGCATTTTGTTGAGCCTCTGTAAGCACATCGAGCACCACCGACACGCTCTCAAAGCGATACTGTGGCTCTTTGAACCTAGCCAGCAGGAAGTCAGCTAGAGATTGAAGGTCGGTTGCAGAGTCAGTTAGCAATCCTGTCAGGCTGTATGACCTTGATCCATAAAGCTCTTGAGATGTGATATCTTCGGCAATAGCCTCATCTGGGACAACCTTGTTGTTGCTCAGGACTACTCGGTTATACAGTTGCTCAGAACCATAGACAACGCTTAGGTCAGCAAAAGGAATGACTGTAAAGCCTAGCACTGAGGCTTCATCGGTAAAGATAATGTCAACAGCTCCAGGGGCAGCGTTTCTTTCCTTGAAAACAAACTTGCCATCCTTAGAGATAAAGACCTCACCAGCCTCGCTAGTGCCAATTAGTTGCAGGTAGCTGACAGCTTGAGTGCCTTCAGTTATAGCCACATTGCTGAGCAAGGTGTCACCAGTGTCAATACTTCTCTTATCGCTAGGCCATGCCACCTCTGGCAAGTCAAGGATGCGTGTGACTCTAGCACCTGATAACTCAGCAGCAGGGCTGACAGCCGGCAGGTTATTTGTTGTGATTGTCTTTAGTGCGTCTGAGCTTTGGATGCTAACAACAGACCTGTTGCTCGGCTGGTAGGCGATGTTTAAGTCATCAATGAATCCATAAATAACTGGGTAGCCGTTACAGCTCACCCTTACTTCTCTACCTGGTATAAGCTGACCAAAGTAGGTGCCAGCAGAATAAAGTGGGTCAAACTCTCTGTCAGAGTTGTCAACAGTAATGTCAATGGTTCCAGCATCAATGCGATCTAGGGCTTGGGACTTACCTCTGGTGGTTGAGGCAGATAGCAGTCGGTTAGTGATGTCGAAGAACTTGTCACCACTCAAGGTGTATTCGGTGTTGTCTAGCACACCTCTAACTGGGTCATCCAAAAGAAATGTGCTTGGATCTCTAGCTCCAAGGTTTAGACCTAGCTCAACCTTTACTACTGGTGCTGCCATTAGGCACCTTGCCAGACAGCCCCAGAGCTTCGCTCGTAGGCTTTGATAGCGTCAACGATTGACTTACCGATGGTGGCACCTGAGCCAACTCCACCATTGACATTGATTGTGTAGTTGTTAGTGGTTCCACCACCAAAGTCTTTCATCTTGTTGAGTGGGATAACGGCCTCAGCCTGACCACCCTCAGCGATGTTTGCAAGCACTCCACCTGGGCGTGGCATAACGATTCCACCCTCAGCAAGTCTTGGGATTTTTAAGTCAGGAATTTTACTAATTTGCAAGTTAATCCCAACTACCTTGCCAGCAGAAAGCACTGTGTTGATCAGGTTGATAAGACCATTGATTCCAGAAATAATAAAGTTTATGTAGCCCTCAAAAAAGCTAAGTGCACCATTGAGTGCAAATCTAATAATGCCACCCAAGGCTCCAAACACAGCAGCAAAAAATCCACCGACATTATTCAATGCTTCTCTAAAGCCAATAACAAAGTTTGCCAAGAAAATGGATATGTCTGTAAACAACTTTTCCCAACCGCCATACAATCCAACGAGCCAGTTGATTAGCAAAACGACAGCAGCACTCAAAGCTGCAATCAAAGTAATGACCTTGACAATCGGGTTGGCGTTTAGGGCAAAGTTCACAGCCAAGATGGACACAGCTAGTGCGGCAAAGATACCAGCAAGCACAGTTACTACACCTGCGTTCTCGCCAGCCCAATCAGTAAAGCTGGTAAGTACTGGAACCAATAACTCGATAGCTGGAAGCAGTATGTTACCAATAGCTATTGCCATATTCTCGAAGGCAACTGCTTGTCTTTCCAAAACTCTTGACTTGTCAATTTCATCAAAAGCATCCTGAACCGAACCAGCAGCATCACTCTGTCGCTCAAGCTCATCGGCAAACTTTTCAGCACCTGTACCAGCCAAAATGTTAACAGCAGACACAGCCTCAACTGATCCTAGAAGTGTTTGCAGCTCACCATTCGAGCCACCAGAGGCATCCTTTACGGCATCAAGGGCAAAGGCAAGACCCTCTTCTTCGATAGCTGTCTGAGCAGAATTGTAACCAAGGCTTTGGAAGATAGCATCTAGTTCCTCGCTTGGCTTTTGTAGCCCAACCATTGCTGCTCTAATTTGTGTTGTTGCCTGAGCGGTAGGTACACCAGCAGAGGTCATGGTTGCAATGGCTGCGTTTACTTCTTCAAAAGAAATACCTGCGGCTGCGGCTGCTGGGGCAACATTGAACATGGATGCTGAGAGTTCTTCAAATGTTGTCTTACCACCCTTTACAGCAGCAAACATAGAGTCAGCCACTGCTTGTGCGTCTTCAGTATCAAGACCAAAGGCGTTGATGATAGTGGACAAACCATCAACAGCGGTTTCAACATCTGTCACACCAGCGATTGCGGCTTGTGATGCCACCTGCATAAACTCAAGGGCATTGTCTTTAGGCACACCAGCAGAAAGAGCTTGGTAAAGACCACCAGTAAGAACGCTCTGTGCAATTCCAAACTCATTCGACACACCAGCGATTAGTGATTGGAACTCACCAAATGTTGCCGTTGCTGCTGCGCCTGTGTCACCAGTAAGAGTGACAACCTCTCGGAGTCCAATGGCTAGATCATTAGCTTCTGTTACTGACTTACTTGCACCGACAGCCAAGGCACCAAGCCCGATAATTGCAGCAGGAGCTAGTGATCGAGTAACGGCACCTATTTTTTCAATTGGTGTATCTAGCCTTTTGAGTTCTCGGCTTAGCTTGTCAAAACCAGCACCATTAAAATTGCTAAGGATATTAATATTGATTGACATTATTTACCACCCTCAATAACTAAGTTGCGATTTACGCCAGCCATATATTCCTCGACACCAGCTAAAACGCTTGCTTGAATCATCGGCAATTGACCTTCTGCCTCAGACCAAATGTATCGAGATGGTTTATTTTTGAGGGCAGCAATCATGATCTGACCTTGGGTTGTGACTTTGTGCTTTCGCACAGTTCCACGCCAAGGATAGCTAGATGTTTCTGACTTGCGCGTTAGACCAGACTTACCTGCCATGTCAGCAATGTTGAAAGCAACCCCACCAAACCTAACAGCTAGTAAAGGTGTTGAACCTGTTGCACCCTTTCGAGCATTACGGCCGGACACCTCAGTTTTGAATGTGCCTGGCTTCCAAGCTGTGCGACCTCGGTGATTTCTAAACCCTTTTGTTGGCCCAAGCATGGGTGCATTAGAAATAACTCTGTTACCTAGAAGGTCACCTGTGCGCTTCATGTGTGCTCGGATAGCAAAGAATAAGTCTTGGTCAACCTTACGGATCTCGGCTAAGGTTTCCCTTACGCCGTACACCTCGATTGAGTTGTTTATCATTCTCTACCTACGCTTATTCATGGACTCTGATTTACCCTTCAGATACATCTGCATAGTAAATAGCATCCGTTCGGATTCTTGCATTAGCACCGATGGTGCAATCCCTGTTTCACAAGCTAAGGCTGCAATAAAGAGGTGAGAGCTATTAGTTCCCAGCCCCTTTATCTTTAGACTTTTGGGTTTGTTTCGTCACCCTCGATATTCTCAAGGGTGTCCACAAAGTCCTCAAAGCTCTTGTCAGTCTGCTTCTTGCGGCGTAGGGCGTTCCAAACAATA